AGCGGTCGGTAAGGTTAAATGTGTTTGCGCTTTGTGGCGTGTAGTCTGTTCCGTTTACACCTCCCGAATGTTCTGCAAGTGAACGCGCAAAGTTGTTAGACCCTTGTGAATTTGATGTAACGCCACTGGCTAATGTATTAAATCCTATTGCGTGTGATGCTTCACTAATTGCACTTGTATTAAATCCCTGCGCATTGGAATAATCGCCACTCGCTAATGTATTAAATCCTGATGCGTTTGATCCATCCCCACTTGCTGTTGTGCTTTCACCCGATGAATTTGATGCAGAGCCAGTCGCTAATGTATTAACTCCTGATGCGTAAGAATTATCACCAGTTGCACCATTTACAGAGGGAAAAGTTGTAACACTTAAATCTACCGCATCATCTCCGATGTTGCCATAGTTTGCAGGGTCTGCATCTTTAAGTCTGTAACCTGTTTTACCGTTTTCTGTTACTTTTACAAGTTGACCAGCCGCTTCTATTGCATCGTCTAAATCCTGCGCAGTTCCAGCATATCCACCGTTTAAAACATAGTCGTCAAGAACTGGTATTGATGGCTTGTTTTTAATAAAGTCGTCCTGCGTGTTATCATTCTGCAAAAAGTCCGCTTGTACGTTTAATTCGGCAAAATCTTCAATATTAGCAAGCTTGTTTTTTTCAGTTGTTGTATAGTCGTTTGCGCTCAACCCCTTACCAACTTCTTTATCTACTTTTTCAGTAAACAATTCGGTAAAATTAGACTGAACCTTTATAAACGCGGCCCTTAGTTTGTCACCTAGTCCGTCATTTGGCTGTGATACGTTAAAATTTTCCTGTGCCATAAGTTAATACCATTGAATTACGTTAGTTTCTCTTTTTACTTCTTCTATTTTGTACTCTGGAACTGGGTTTAATTGCAGAAAGTCCTTGAATTGTATGAAAACATTGTTTCCTAATTGATTGTAAAGAGCTGAAAGCCTGTTTATTTCGCTTAAATCCGTTCTTTGCTCTGGTTTTATGATGCCATTTTGGCTTATCTGGCTGCTGTTTATTGCTATATAATGCGAACAACTAAAATACGCAAGCATAAATATTATAAATTTATCATAAAATTGTAGATAAAGACCGCTTAAAGTGTCGTTTTCTATATCTGTATTTATTTTATTGTACAAATCAACTCCTAAAATTGGCAATATATCGTTTGTTTGTGCAATCACTATAAACGGCTTTAGCGCGTCAGTGTCAATATTACCTGCAAAGCTTGTTAATGCAGGTATGTCATTTTCTGTTAACCAAATTTTCATATCTATTCTGTTTTGTCTAGTTCCGTTTCTTCTTTAAAGTCTTTGAACCACGGCTTAATCTGTGCATCTATTAAATCGGTAATTTGCTTAATTCCGTCTACCCAATTTTGGCGGCGTGGATTAATTTTTTTACGATAAAATATCTTTAAAGCCATCGAATATTCGTCTGCATTATTTGAAAAACCACCCCCTTGATTGTTACCGCTAAAAAGTATATTCGGCATTCCGTGACCGACTTTAATTTTTCGCTCGGCTTCTTCTGTAAAAAATGTTATATTTTCGCTTAGATTGCTAGGTGGTAATTTGTCAAAAGTTACTGATTCCTCAATACTGTCATTAAAAGATACTACTACTTTTGCTGTGTTGTCAGTTCCTGTTACGCGGTCCCTTACCTTTTCGGCTTCTGACCTTGCGAGTTCTGGTGTAGCTTGCCTGCCTTGATTGTAGTTAACTATTATAATATCGTGTGCGCTATTTTTAATATAATTGTCCGCATAGTTTCCTACGCCACCTTCAAACTTTGCAAAAGGTATGCAGCTAAAGTAATCTGGCACGGCAAAAAACGGCTCGGCGGTTGGTTGTCGAACTATTAGTATTTCTAAATTTTGACCTTCCGTATATTGACCCGTAAATCTAGGGTATAATTCTGGTCGGTATCTTTGCTTATTATCCCAGTCGTAACTGAACCAATAGCCTTCAACTTCTAAAGTTAATTGATTGTACTTTATACCTAATTTATAAATAGGAATGTACTTTATTTTTAAAGGTGTTTTTGTTTGTTCATTCCAAATAACCTGCACAGAAAACCCGCCATAAATACCATCGTCTTTGCACGTCAATAATACGTCCTCTGGTGACATATATTGCTTTAGGTTTACATTTCCTACGCCCTCGTCAATTAAGCCTTCTCCGTACATGTACGTGCGTATGTCGTTAAGTATAGAGCTGTTTGTTGGGCTATCTTCGTACGCATCTTTATAAGTAATATAATTTGCGTTGTTTGTATTGTTTTTGCTGTTTAAAATGTAGTCTATTCCTACCCTTGGCTTTATGTCAATAGGCTGGTAAACGCTAAATTTTTCAACTTTATTTTCAAACGTAAAAGTTTGCATTCCTTTATTTGTAAGTGAATCTTTCATTTTGTTCGGCATAGTTAAAATTTTGTACGCTTGTACCCTCTTTTAAAATCTGTATTTTTCCTAAATATAAAATATCTTCACCCCTTTTTAATTCAAAATCAAATTTATCTAAAATTTTAAATTGATCAGGTTGCGTTGTTATTGTAATTTCTAATTTTTGACCCACTGTAAAAGTAAAGGCAGGGTTCAAAATTGTGCTGCCTGTTTCTTTGCGTAAATTTAAAACTAAATTATCGTTTTCGGTTGGGTAAATTCTAGGAATTAATGAAAAAATTAACGGCGTGTTTAAAAAAAGTACTTTCATTTTTTTTGGTATAAAAAAAGCCGTACGGATGCACGGCTTTTTGTTTAGTATTTCAGAATTATACCACCGCCTTAATTGCTGCTGCATATTCTGTTAACGCTGCCGAGGTCAACAAGTACTCCCTTGAAAAGTCAGGTTCCATGGTCTGAAAAGTAACGGTAAATCCGTTTAAATCTCCGATGGTCCCGCCTGTTTGGTCGTCAATAGTTATTGCCATAGCGCCGTTCTGTGAGCCTGCTGCCGTAACTGTTCCGTCCTTACGCTCTATGAATAAAACCACTTCACCGTTCAGCAACTGCTTAACATCTGAAACCGTTTTAACTAGATCGCCTTTTGGCACGTTTAATATGATCGGCAAATTACCAGTAACTCCTTTGCTTCTGTTATCCCCACCGCTTATACCGTTTTCCACGTAGTTTGCGGTTGTAGATTTTACAGCAAATCTTGCTAAAGTTGTTGAACCGAAAGCCGTTGCTATTTCAGTAACTCCTGTTACCGTTGCTTCTAGTCTGTTTGCAGAATCATATACTCCTACCGATACGGCTAGTATTCCTGCTTCTCCAGATATACAAGCTAATTTTCTACTTCCACCTAATGTTACACACATATTTTATAAGTTTTAAAAAGGGCGTATTTTCAACGCCCTATTATTTATTTATCCACCGTAAAGCACACCGTCAGCTTGTGACATTACTGTCGCGTCTAGTGTGTATATGGTTCTCACAAACATTACATCGCTATCGTTGTCCACTTTTCCAGTTTCAAAAGAAGCCACGTCAGCGGTGGAATCAGTTGAAAAGAAAATAACGCTCGGTCTGTTTACGTACACAAATCCAACTGGTATTGGCACGAACTCAATAACAACGCCGTTGTAAGATATTACTTCACCTGCGCCTGCGCCTGTAACTAAAAAGTTAATTTGCTGTGATGCACCTACTGCATTGTTAGCGATCAAAATTAGTTGCCTGTGTGCGTATGGTGCGTACATTACTGGCAATTCAGCGGCTTCAAAGCTTTCTGGCTTAACTGCTGCGAATATCTTAGCATATTCAGCGGCTATGTTTGCAGCCGTTACAGTTGTTCCTGTTACTTTGCGATATTCACCTAAAGCGGTTTCATCAAATAGCACTCTAGAAAGCACACCGTCTACACCTGCTGCATCAGCATCGTAAGATGCAACAGCGGACTTAGCGGCTGCGGTTATAGAACCTTGACCTGCACCTGCGGTTAATGCTGCAACTGCTGTCTTTGTAGCTGCTGAAAAGCCCGCCCAAAATTTAAGTTGTGCGTCTTGTGATGTCTTAGGCGCTGTTAATTGTAGCACTTGAGTGTTGAACTCTGAACTATCAATGTTCAAAGCGCCTTGTGCCATATCACGATTAAAACGTGATTGTCTTAAAGCTTCCATTTTGAAAGTGTACTTGTATTCAATCTTCTTCGGATTGGCTACACGGTCTTTTAAAAGTGGCCCACCTGCAGAATTTAGTCTTTCGCCTGTGTATGCTTGACCCACAACGTTAACAGATGTTTCTGTTATAATTGTAGACGCCTTTACATCATCTGCGAAATTTACTAAACCTTTTTCAACGGTTTTGTTTAAGAAAAATATTTCCTGTATAATAGGTGAAACTGCTTCACCTCGGATTGCGATTGGGCTATAAGTTATTGCCATAGTATATTATTTTTTTATTGGTTTTTTTTTGATTCTCTGTACTTCTCTAGTGCAGTCATTTTTGCAAACTCTTTTTGCTTTGGCAAATTTTGTATTGCTAGTTTTTCAGCTTTGAAAATTGCTAGATCCTTTTCAGCTTTTGCCTTTTGGGATTTCATAGTTTCTAAGTCTGCGGAATCCTCAACTTCTTTAGCTTCCATACTTGCTACCTTTTCTTTAAGGTCCTCATTCTCTAGCAATAAAGCATCGTGCTTTGCTTGCAGTTCAATCATCGCTTCAACTGTTGGGCCATCTTCTTCTAACAGAATTTCATCCTCCATTTCTTCTTTGATTTCATCTTCCATTTCTTCTTTAATCTCTCCGTCTAATGCGAAGAAACTCATCATGTGATTAAAAAAGTTTTCTTTTTTGTCTTTTGTATTCATATTTATATCTGGGTTAATTAATTCATAATCTAAAAAGGCTTCTAAACTTATTCCGTCAACTTCGCCTGTTTTAACAAAGTTTTGCCACACATCGTCATTTTCAATTTTAAAGCCTAATATCAAATCGCCCGCCTTCACATCTTCCATTAAAAGCGTCTTGCTTTTGTCCTGCTCTGGGTTCAATACAATCCAGCTTTCAATCGGGTAAACACCTGTAATTGATTCATCCGAATGGTTTAAACTCATTTTTGCAAGCCCTTGGTTATTGCTTTTAAAATAAGACTGATGCATCTTTTCAACTTCTTCTTCGTCAAAAGTAATGTAGCCCGGTTCGCCGTTTATATCTTTTCGAAATATTTGCTTATTAGGTCGCATTGCAACAGAATAAATAATCCTTTTTTCTTGGTTTGCAAAGAACACTGGGGTTAAAACCTCGTCAGCAAATTTTGAAAGTTTAGTTTCAACGGCTGCACCCAAAACTATTGAGAAACAGTTCACGTCTGTTCCAGCTTTTAATTTTGCTTTATAAACTTTCATAAGTGCAAAGATTAGACTAATCATTTTTTAATATTAAAAAGTGGCACACAAAAAAACCACTACGATTAAATAGTGGTTTTAATTAACTTTATTTTTTATTGAAATACTGGAAAAGCGCTTCGCTTATTATTTCGCTTATTGAACATTCCTGTCTTTTTGCTTGAAGTCTTAATTTTAAAACTATCCACATTTTTGGATATGCAACTAATCTGTTTTCTTTTTGCATTATATTGAGTTTGAATTAATCCTATTGTTATCCAACTGCTGCTGGTCTGTAATATCTTTACTTACCACAAACGCCTGTATTGGTCTTTGCGTGTTTAGATTGCTTGCTACTGTGTTACCTATCTGGTTTTCGCGGCTTGCCTGAAAGTCTACTTGCGGGGTCGAACTTGCTGCGCCACCGCCACGAACCGCCGCCGCAGGTGATTGACTAGAACCACCACCACCACCACCTAAAGACTTTAAAGCTGTTGCCGTGCTTGCTATTGTACTAGCAATCCCTACGCCTGTGCTAACGTTGTTTAAAGCAATTATAGGAACTGCTGATGCGCCACTTGTTAAAATAGCTTGCGGGGTTGCTAACGCCCCAATATTTGCTGCATTATTTGATGCTACTTGTTTACCGATTGATATTGCACCTTCTGCAATCATTGCAGCTTTTTGAACCTTTTTATTTTTACCGAATATTTGAGCTAAAAGCCCTACTGATTTTTCAGCTAAATTAAATGCACTATCTTGAATTTCTTTTTTTTGCTTTGCTTTGGCAAGTTCAATTTCTATTTCTTCTTTTCCGATTGCTTCCCTTACAGCTATATTTTCTTTTAATAACTTATTTTTTTCTTCTTCGGTTAGCTTTGTATTTGCTAAAATTAACGCATCTCTTTCTGCTAAAATTAATAACCTGTTTTCAAATTCTAACTTTTCATCATTTGCTTCGATTGCCTTTTTTTCTAAATCTTTTGCAAACTTTTCTTCAACTCTTTTGTCCTCCAACTCTTTTTCTAAAGTAGCGAACTTTTCAGCGTTTAAAATAGTTATATTTTCAACGTCTATATTCTTGGCTACTAGTGCTTTAATTTCTTCGGCTGCCCTACTTTTTAGCCTTGCTAGTTTTTGTTCTTCTGTTTTGTCTAGCAGGTCTTCGTTTGCTAAACGTAAAGCAGTTTCTTTGTCTGTGCCTTCTTTAATTAATGCAATCCTTGCATCTTCAATGACCTTTGCGTCTGCTGTCCTTTTATCACTATCCGCTTTTCTTTTTGCAGCCGCTTCTTTGTCTAGTGATTTTTGCTCGTTTCTTAGGCTGTTCGCGTTTGCTAGTTGTTCGGATTCTTGACCAGATATACGTTCGTTAATATCTGAAATCTTTAAAAGTGCTTCGGCTCTTTCGTCAAGGTTTGCGCTGCTTTTTCCTTCTTGCGATATTCTTAAATCTGAAACTGTTTTCCCTAAATTAGCAATTTTTAATTCTTCTAAAGACTGTTGCTTTAAAACCGCTGCCAGTTCTTTGTTTAACTTGGACCTTTCAGCAATAGACAAATTACTGTCATTATCTCTTTTTTGCCGTATCTTTTCTGCTTTGTTTTGAAAGTCCAACTGCGTTTGCTGTGCGTTTCTCCTTGCCGTTCCTAAGTCAGCTTCTGCGTCTGCTAGCTTTTTGCTTGCTTTAATGTTGTTATTTACTCCGTCTTCTAATTTCTTTAATCCAGCCGCCGCAGCATCTAATCCTATAAATTTTAATCCTTTTTGGATTATAGCACTTGTTGCCAATATGGCTTGACCAGCTAGTTCAAAGTTTTTAATTAGCCTATCAACTAAAAAGCTGGCAATCGGCTCAATAACTTTTAACAGCCCGCTAAAAATTCCACTAATAACTGCTAAACCTTTCTGTAATTTATTACCACCTGCTTCTGTTGATAAAAAAGCCTTCCCGAGTAACGCCACCGCACCTACAATTAACGCTAACACGGCCCCGACTGGATTAGCTACTATTGCAAACATTT